AAGAAGAAGAAGAAGAAGAAGACAAAGAACATTTAGATGAAAAAATTTCAGTAACTAAAACTGAAAAAGTTAGAAATGATTCTAAAGGTGTTCATGCTCCTTCAGCTGTTCAAGAATCTGCGTCTAAAAAAAGCTCTTATTGAATCAGAAAATAAATATAAATCATTGTTAGCTGAAGCTAAAGAACTTAAAGGTAGAAATGAAGAATACAAAACTGCTCTTAAGTCATTTAGAACAATGTTAGCTGAAACGGTTGTTTACAATTCAAATTTAACTTATGTAACTAAGTTATTTATGGAACACTCAACTACTAAGGAAGAAAAACAAACTATCCTTAAAAGATTTGATGAAGAAGTATCAACACTTAAAGAGTCTCAAAGACTTTATAAAACTATCGTAAACGAATTATCATCTAAAGCCCCTATTAAAGAGTCAATTGATAAAACGATTACAAAAGAAGTTGCTACTGGTTCATCTAAACAATTAAATGAGTCAACTGCATATGTTGACAAAGAAACATCTAGAATAATGGACTTAATGAGAAGAGTCGAAAATAGATAATAATAATAACCTTAAATAATAAAATAAAAACAAATAATTATGTCACAATTATTAAATTCAGGATTAGTTGGAAACATTGGTTTAAACCACATGAAAACTATCCGCACACAAACTCAACAAAAATGGGAATCTTTAGGATTCTTAGAAGGTTTGAGAGGTCATGTTAAAGAAAACATGGCACAATTATTCGAGAACCAAGCTGGTTCTTTGTTAACAGAATCTACAACTACTGCATCTTCTGGTGCTTTTGAAACTGTAGTATTCCCTATCGTGAGACGTGTGTTCTCTAAATTATTAGCTAATGACGTAGTTTCAGTACAAGCTATGAACATGCCAATTGGTAAATTGTTCTTCTTTGTACCTCAAACATCTAGCCGTGTTGACCAAAATGGTGTTGCTGGTGTTGGTGCTACTTATTCTGCACATACTGGTATGGCTGCAAATGGTTTGCCATCATGTGTAGTTGGTGTTGACTGTGTAGTTACTCCATTCTTAGCTAAAAACCTTTATGATATTTATTATAATGATGGTTTATTTGATAACTCTAAAGGTGAATTAACTATTAACGTTAAAACTGGATTCTTCGCTACTTTAGACGCTAATAGCGTTTGGGCTGATTTAGCTGCTGCTACTAAAATCTCTTCTTTAGCTACTGCTACTGATGGTTCTTTAAGAAGCGCAATTGTTAAATTATCAGGTTTCTCTACTACTAACCCAGGTAAATTAACTGGTCCAGATGGAAACGAACAAGATACTGAAGCTTTCTTAGCATCTTTAAAAGTTGTTAATGGTGCAACAGCATTAATAGACCAAGATAATAAAATTGTTATCGATGCTAACGCTGAAGTACCATTCAGATTAGTAACTCAACGTTACGGAAAAGGGATTGTTGATAAAAATTCAGTAACTGACGCTAACGGTGTTATTTACTTAGAATTAGATTTAACTCATCCAATCGCTCAAGGTGGTACTCAAACTTATGATGGTTATGTAGGTGTTGATGCTGCTGATGCTACTATGTCTGCTTTAACTGTATCTAACTTCTCTTTATCTTGGGGTTCTTATGCTTCTTTAGAGTTAGAAACTGAAATGGGTGAAGTATCTTTCAGATTAGACGAAGTTGTTGTATCTGTTGAAGAAAGAAAATTAAGAGCTACTTGGTCTCCAGAATTAGCGCAAGATGTTAGTGCATTCCACAATATCGATGCTGAAGCTGAATTAACAGCTATGTTGTCTGAGCAAGTTGCTGCTGAAATTGACCGTGAAATTTTACGTGACTTACGTAAAGCTGCTGCATGGCAATTACGTTGGGACTACAACGGATGGAGAAAAGCTACTTCTGTTGCTGTACCTTATACACAAAAAGATTGGAACCAAACTTTAATTACTAAAGTTAACCAAATCTCCGCTCAAATCCACAAATCTACATTAAGAGGTGGTGCTAACTTTATCGTTGTATCTTCTGAGATTTCAGCTGTATTT